TATTATGATCATGGACTGGGCAATCCTGGAGATCAAGTTAGAGTTAGAATTAAAAATAATAATAACACAGCATTTGTTTTAAGAGGTGCTGATGGTCTTGTAGATGTCGTTGTAGTTGATGATAAAAATTTCTATTTTTTCAATCCATTTGGATCACCAACAACTATAACTGCAACTGCAGATTTTGATAACATGGGGTATGTACTTAACGTAACTCAGTTATTAAACGTTCCTTTAGGTTTTTATAGAAAATCAACATTTGAATATGTGGATCCAACATTAGTAAATGATAGTAGATCTATTGTTGCTTCAGGAGCAGATGGATTTACTTTATCAGAACAACCTGGAGTTGGGACAGGATTAGATAGAAAAGAAATTTTAGTTACTCTGCAAATTACCCAAACTACTGGAACACTCCAATTTTTCTCCTCGTATCCAGTTGGCGACTTCTTCCTAAATCTACCAGCAACAGATGCATTTGGGGAACCATATTTTGCTTATCCTATCGACAGCGATAGGGATATAAAATTTAAAGTCAAAACTCAAAATAGTGGCGGAGAACCATTTACTACTATCAGGGATACGGCAAATGTAACCGGTAGTGATTTATTAGATCCAGGTAATAATTCTCAATCTGAGGTTACTCCAGGTGAAGAGATTCCTATTTTATTATATCCAATAGAATATACAGCAATTGTTCAGGCAGCGACTGGTGATGTTTTAACAATACCAAATAGTTCTATTGCATTTTTAGATACACCAAACTCCCAACTTGCTAGAGATTTTACTTCACTTACAACGGGTGGTGCTGGTTATGATGATGGTAGTGGAGATACACCAAATGATTTCTCAGCAACTAATGTAGCGACAACAGGTGGTGGAAATAATGATCTCACAGTAGATATTGTTGTAGAATCTGGAGCAGTAACTGCAGTTACATTAAATGAAAGAGGCACCGGATATTCTCCTGGAGATGTATTAGATATTGAAGCTAACGTTGGTGGAACAGTTGTAACAAAAGCAACTATCACATTAAAAACTATTACTGATTGGACTGAAGATTGGACCATTGAAGTTATAGATACCGATTATCTATCTGCTGGAGATGACTTCTTTGAAAATACAGATAATTGGTCAAATCCAAATTCTTTAATTTCAAAAACTCAACTTCCGGTAGCAAATATAGTTGATAATTTAGATGGAACTTCAGATTTAACATTACTAACGCCAGGTGGAGGCGCTGGTGCGGTTACTGGAAATCCAGTTAATAGTAGAATAGTATTCTGTTATCCAAGAAACGACAAGCAAATAAATGTATTTGTAAAGACCACAAATAATTTTAAAGATATATCAATTACTGATGCACAATTTAATGCTTTAGAAGCAGAGCAACCAGGAAAGGGTGCCACCGACGTTAGTGTTACATTTACCGGATATGGTTACGCTAAAGGAGATATACTGACACCTTCTGAAGTTACTAACCCACCAGTGGATATTGTTAGTGCAGTTTGGGATAGAATTACAGAAATTACTGAAGATGGTTTTACTTTTGTTGGAGAGTCAATTTCTGGCACAACTTTATACGAAAAAGGAAATTTAACTGGAAATCAAGAAGGTAGTGGTGCCGCCTTCAATGTTAGAAATACAGTTACTGGATTGTATTCTGTAGAATTATCAGATGCAGGAGCGGACTTCCAAATTGGCGAAAGAATTACTATCCCAGGTTACGAACTGGGAGGTTCAACGCAACCAAGATCGGCAGAAATATTGACAGAAGGATCTGGCGCTGCTCCTGAGGCTGAATTTACTGGACAACCAGGATCAGCAACCACTGGTACTGGAACAGGACTAACATTTGATTTTACAACAAATGCAACAGGTGGAGTTGATCCAGCAACATTAAGATTAAATTTTAGTTCTTCACCAACAGGTTACAACATTGGAGATGAAGGTGAGATCCTGTTAGCTGGAGCGACAGTAAATCCAACCTATAAAATTACAGGTACAGAGAATGATCTAATTATTACAGTAAGAGAAGTTGCAAATAATTCAAACGTAACTATAGTTACCGCAACTCCTCATGGATTTGTTCCATCTCTAGGAAGAACCACTGTTGATATTGTTGTTAAGGACGTTGTTGCTTCAGGGGCACCGGAGGGTAATTTTAATGGCAGAAAAATTGCTCAGGTTGTTGGTAATACAACTTTAAAGTACGACCAATTACTTGATCCAGGAACTTATGTATCCGGTGGGCAAGTTATTAATGTTTCCCCAAATGTTATTAACGATTCATTTGCTGTATATGCAAATAAATTATTCCTAAATTTAAATACAGATAGCAATGATCCAGTATATCCATATTTGAGATTTATTTCTAGTGCAACAATCAACACAGGAACAACTCCCGATACAATTACTATCACAACTACAGATCCACATTTATTAACAACCGGTGATGAAGTTGCCATAAGCAATATAGTTTCGGATAGAGGAGCAAACTGGAATACAGCAAAATCTACTATAACAGTAACCGGAGCTAATACTTTTACATACCAAAAAGATGTTGCTCAGTCTGGCAATGCAGTTTCCTCAACTGGAGAAGTTACCAATCCATATGTAAAAGTTTTGGGTGGTGTATATACCAAAGATTTCTTTAGAATTGTTTTTGTTAATACAGATACTACTACTCAGGATGGTATATTACCAGACAAAACTGAGGACTTTTTAGTTAGAGATATTAACTTTAAACAAATATCTAATGATAATAATGATGTAAAAGATGGAGACGAGCATTATTTTTATGTTACTTCAAGTAACGAAATAATTATTATTAATCGGATATCTTCACCAACAACAATTACTCCAATTTTTGAATCTTCAGAATATGAAGTTGTCACTAGCACTCCACATGGATTATTGCCCGGAAATAAAATTGATATAACCATTACTAGTAGTGATGGTGGTCCGCTTGCTGATTACAACACACCTGGTGGAGCAGCAGATCCAGACGTTGTAACGGCCGTTCCTGATAGTACCACATTTAGATACAAAATATTTACAGCAGATAGAACACTTTCCGCCACTCCAGTTTCAGCAAACGTTACTGGAACAGTTGAAAAATTAATTGGTGTAGGTTCAGCATTTGAGGATACTTATTTTGGTCCTACTGGGGGAGTTTCTCAAGACATAGCAAAACTAAAAAATCTCAAAGGATTCCCTGGAGTTAATTCTAATGATGAGTATTATCTTGTAACAACTGACGAAACAAATCAAAGTGGAACTACAGAATATATTACATTGCAATTAGCGCCAACTAAATCTGGATCTCCTATTGTATGGCAGTTAGATATTGATAGTGCTACTTACGATAAGACTACAGAAAATGCTGTTATTGAAGTTGCAAGTGTTAGTCCGCATAATTTGTCTGTAGGTGATCAAGTTAGTATTACAGGCGTATCTTCAGATGACTATAATGGAATTCAAATTTTAACAGAAGATCCAATTTCGCCAACAATATTTACATATCAAGTTCCTCCACTATCAGCAGACCCAGATCCAGTATCAACAACAAGCATTGATATTTTTACAACAGTATCTACAGCTCCAAGATTAGTGACAAAACGTTGCAATAGTTTTAGTAATGAAGTATTAGAAATTAGAAGTGGTGGTGGAAGAATTAGAGCCGCTGAGGGTATTGTTCCTGGTATGGAAGTTACTGGACCGGGTATTAACACTGGTGCTAATGGTAGAGCATATGTACAATCATTTACTCCATCCACAAGACAAATAATCTTAGAGGATTCCTCAGGAAATCCATATGTAACCAGCACATCACAGGGTGGTGGCGGTGCCGATTTTGATTTTGAATCCGGAACCGCAACAAGTTTTGCTATAGCATTAGATCAAAATACTACAAATTTAGACGATATTGCTGTTGGTCAATTTATAAACGGAACTGGTATCGCAACCAACTCAACTAAAATTACCGGCATATATGATTCTTCCGTAGATGATGCGACTCAAACACCAACATATTATTACATTACAATAGATACTCCATTAGTCAGTGATTTATCTGCTGGTAATAATCCTTTCACATTAAGTGATAATTTACAAGGCGGTCAAAGTTTAAGAGTTACTAATGTATTACCATCTGGTTCTGTTCCGAAAATTGGAGCAGAGATAGAAACTATTGGTGGATCTGGTAATGTTCTCCCTGGAGGAACACTTGTAACAGAAGTTGTTCCCACTACAGCAGGTGGATACATTATATCTGTTGATAGTAATTTAATTGCTGATTTTACAGATCAAGAGATAAGAATTTTCCCAGACACTAACGCTGGTGCTGGTGGAAAAGTTTCTCCAGTTATTGTTCCTATTATTGGAACTCCTTCAGAACCAGAAAATCCAGACACTTCATTTGGTGGAACAATTCAATTAACAGCAGACATTGCTGGATGGGATCATGTTTCCCTGGCGAAAGAAACTGGTGGTGCTATATTCTTCCAACTAGGATTTAGTGATCTCGCTACTGGATCATTTAACTCCAACACAATTACAACAAATTCAGATATCTCAGCAAATCTCAATACTGCAATTTATGGAGATGATGGCAATCCTGTTAATAGTCCTGTGGGTATTGGTGTTTATGGAGATGGCATTGCTCCTGGTGCAATTATAACTTCAGTTGTAGGACAAACAATAACATTAGATAAACCTAACGTTGGTGTTGTAAATGGATATGTAGGGTTTGCCAGACCAGATAGTGTTTCAGTCTTCCCTAGATATACCAGTGAGTTCGGTAGAATTCTAGGCAAAACATTTGCTGAATGGTTATTTAAAATTGCTTGATCAAACTATGGAAACATCTAAACTGCGTGAGAATTTTGAAGCGCAACTGAAAAAAATTAACGACACGATTCTCGGTATTGAAAGTGATCTAGAACGTGCCAAAGAATACAAGGCAAAACTTGTGGGTGGTATGGAAACTCTAGATCTTTTAGAAGGTAAAGTTCCAGAACCAGAAGCTTCAGTACCAGCAGTAGAAGCAGCAGAGTAATATCTACCCTTCCTAAATAGTTTGGGAAGGGTATATTTTCTATGGCAACTGCAGTACCAATTAATCTGACCGTAGAACAGGGAGCAGATTTCAATGTAGAGTTTAATCTCCGTGATGAGAACGGGGACTATATTGATTTGTCTTCTCATACCATTGAGGCATACTTCGCCAGAAGTTTCACCTCAAGCAAACCAAAGTATAGTTTTGATGTCTCTGGGTCTGGTGCCAATCCAACTCAGGGACTGATTGCTTTGTCTTTATCTAGAAGCACCACAGTTGTAGGAACTAACCAACCATCAACAGCAAGTTTGAAGGCTGGTCGTTATGTGTATAATGTGTTTATTACATCAGGTGGTGGTTCAACAAAAGATAAAGTATTTGAGGGAGTTCTAACCGTCAATCCAGGAGTTCTATGAGTAAGTATCAAGTCACACTCAGTAGTACTAGTAAGTATAATGTGACCTTTCCTAGAACTGAGAGAAGAAAGATTGTTGATGTAGATGAGGCACCAACCACTCTAGAAGCAAATCTAGCGAACCTAGATGACGTGGATGCCACTGGTAGAACAGACCAGTATTTTTTAATTTGGAATGAAACAACAGGAAAGCACGAATATGTATCAGCATTTGAGGTACTAGATCGTGCTGATGGAGTAGATGATGACGTTATAGACTACGGAACTTACTAAATAGTAAAAGAAGTATTGTCTATAGGGTCAAATAGATGGCAGCACCAATTCTACAGTTTAAGAAGGGAACTACAGCTCCCGGAAGTATTTTTTATGCTGCTGAACCAGCATATGATACTACAGCAAAAATTTTATATCTTGGAGATGCTGGGGGTTCTGGTAGTGGTGCAGGCACTGCTGTTGCTAGTGCATCTGCAACTTCTGCCGCAACAGCAATTTTAAGAGAGACTGCTGCTGGTACATCTGCTGGTATTATTCTACTAGAAGAAACTGGTTCAGGAACAGATTCTGTAACAATTCAAGTTCCTGCTCTTACCGCTTCTTACACACTAACTCTCCCAAACACTGATGGAGATGCTTCACAGGTTCTCCAAACTGATGGTAATGGAGCACTTTCTTGGGTAGATCAAACATCTGGATTCTCTGGATTTGACCTTGCTGCTAATACTGGTACTGCAGAGACAGTTACTTCAGCAGCGACCGTAACCTTAACGGGTGGTACTGGTATTGATACATCAGTTGCTGCTACTAACACTGTCACCATTGCTATTGATGGCACTGTTGCCACTTTAACTGGATCACAAACTCTTACAAATAAGACACTAACGTCTCCAGTAATTTCGACTATTAGTAATACAGGAACACTAACACTCCCAACAACAACTGGCACAGTTGCATTGACAAGTGACATTCCTACCGACAACGCTTCATTGGCGAACGGCGCTGGTTATATCACAGCATCATCAACTGATACTTTAACAAACAAATCAATTGATGGTAGTAGCAATACCTTAACCAATATTGCTAATGCATCTCTTACAAATTCTTCCATCACAATTGGTACTGATGTAATATCACTAGGTGGAACCCAGACTGACTTAAATGGTCTTACTTCAGTTGATGTTGATAATATTACGATTGATGGTAATACAGTTACAACATCATCAGGAAACCTTACTCTTGATTCCAATAGTGGCACAACTACAGTTGATGATAACCTCGTCGTTTCTGGCAACCTCACAGTTTCTGGAACGACCACGACTGTAAATACTGTTACCACAACAGTTGAAGATCGTCTGTTCGAACTTGGTATTGTTGATGGTAGTGCTCCTTCAGGAGAAACTACATGGGATACTGGTGTTGTATTTAACTATCATAATGGCACTAATGCTTTAAAATCTGGTGTTGTTTGGAATGATAGTGAAGACGCTATTGAGATTTTAAGTTCTCTTGGAACTATTACCGGAGACACTTCTACTGGGGTAGGAAATCCCACAATTGCCTCTCAGGTATATGCTGCGGTTTCTTTAGGTTCTTTATATATTGGCGCAGCAAGCACTGCTACTAATGAAGTTATCGATTCAAGTAAGAACGTAATTAACGTAATTATTGATGGTGGAACTTACTGATAAATAGTTTTAGTTATGATTATGTGAATGGAAGAACTCCAACTTGACGGACAGACCTTGATCTCTGTTTACCAGAGCAAGGTCTCTTCTTTGCTTAATGACAATATTATGCTTGAAGCAAGAAATCTTGTTTTGACTAGAAAATTAACGGAACTTTCAAATAAAGTTTCTGAATTGGAAAAACCAACATCTCGTAAAAAGGCAGTAGATACTGTCAAGGATGCTGGGACATACTAACCTACATAGGACACATCAATGGCAGCACCAGTAGTACGCCTAAGGCGTTCAGCTACCGAAGGGGCAGTACCCACAACTGCTCAACTCGATTTGGGCGAGGTAGCAATCAATACTTATGATGGAAAAATTTTCCTCAAGAAAGACCAGAGTGGAACAGAAAGTATTGTAGAAGTATTAAGTGATAGCATCACAGAGTTTAGAATTCTGGATGATATCTCTAGTGGATTCGATGGTTCCACAACTAACTTCACTCTGTCTTACAATTCAGGAACTAACTTTGTTAATACAGAGATTACGACACCAGCAAGACTGCTAATCTCTGTGGGTGGTACGATTCAGGAACCATCAGCAACTAGAGGTTTCCAACTTTCAGGTGGTACGGATGCCACCACAGACCCCATTGTAATTTCATTTGTCACTGCTCCACAAGCGGGGCAAACATTCTGGGGTATTGCTTTTGGTGCTTCTGCTGCTCCTACAACTGGTGGTATCAGTGAAGAACTAGCAATCGCTTACGCAATCGCACTTTGAGGTATTAGATAATGGCACAGGTAAAAGAAGAACTATACAGATTTGTTCCAGTAGATAATTCACTGGCAGCACCTAACACAGGTAAGGGTAGTATTACAATTCCAGGTCATAGAGAGACTAGGAACGTAGTAATGATTGTGAATGCCAGTCGTGGCGTTATCATTGCTAGTCAATTTGACCCTGCAAAAGGATGGACTAGGGAACACGGACACGTCTATCCAGGAGACCCGGATTATCCAGATCCATTCTTCCCCAATGCTCTAGATGGTACTTGTACTTATATTCTAGACTATGATACATCTGGTATGTCGAAAGACGACCAGTTATCTATTTTGATTGATGACTACACTCAAGGTGAGAAGTTCCGTCCTTGGGATTTTGGTACTGACGCGATTGAGCGTATGCGTGTATCAAACCCAGTGTCATTGATTGATGCTGACTTTGAGTATGGTATTCAGAATACAAAGTGGCAGAACCACGGATCTAATCGTAGATATCCTTCATACTATGAAGTTGCTGGTCCTCCTATTACAGCATCCGCTATTACTTCTGGAGGTCAAACACCATATTCTACAATCACAGTAACAGCAGCAAATACTTTTTCTGTAGGCGATGTAGTTTCAGTTACGGGAACTACAGATACTAATGCTGATGGTTTGTTTTTAATTGAAACTGCTAGTGGTACAGCATTTACATATAAAGCAAAAGGTAGTATTACATCAGGAAGTATTTTTACTTCTTACGCTGTTATTAAAAAAGGTGGAGTATATACAGATTCAGCACTTCCAGTATCAACTTTTGAATTAGGTGATGATACAGTTGGTGTTGATAGTCAGTATGTTAGAGTTACGTTTTCAGAAGCTCATGGATTAGTTCCAGGTTCTCCAATTACTGTATTGGATTCAAATGGAACTCCAAATTGGGCTGGTAACTTTTTTGCTACTAGAATTAATTCCCCAACACAAATTGAATATAATGCAAATGCTGCTGTAACTGGTACTCCAGGAACAATTACAATCTATGCTCGTAATGATAGTTTCTTCGTTCATAGACCTTTTGATGGTGGTGTATTGATGGGTCCATTGCTTCCCGTTCATGGTCTAGAGGCAAAGAGACAATCGAGACAATATTTTAGATATCAATCTGGTAAAGGATTCCTATTTTCAACTGGTGCCTTAATGAATCCCAGTTTTGATGTAGAAAATGTAGAGTATAATGAAACATATGCTAATGAAATTTTCATTGAAACTGAAGTAGATCACGCCTTACAGACAGGAGCAACAATCTTTTTAGAAGGAGTTTCTGATGATAATTACTATGGTTCTTATACAGTAAAGTCAATTAAAACTGCTAGAGGATTTACTGTAGATCCAAATTCACCAGCGCCAGCAACAACATCTGGTGGTGCTACATTAAGTTCACAACCAAGGATTGCAGTTACTAATTGGACTGGTGCTGTAATTAGAACAGGAATGTTCGACGACCAAAATGGATTGTATTGGGAATATGACGGACAGCAACTATACGCTTGCAAACGTTCATCTACTTTCCAGACTGCTGGTACTATATCTTTGAGTGCTGGGTCTAAATCTGTAACAGGTAGTGGAACAAGATTCTTGGAGCAGTTTCAGGTAAATGATCTTGTTGTTATTCGTGGTATTTCTTATCGTATTACTGGTATTACAAGTAACACTGCTTTAACAGTTAGTCCCGCTAATAGAGGAGCTGCTGCTAGTGGGGTGAAGTTAATTAAAACTGTGGATGAAAGAGTTCCACAAAAGAATTTTAATTACGACACGATTAATGCTAAAGGTCCATCTGGATATAATGTTCGTCTTCCCAGAATGCAGATGTGGGGAATTCAATTCTCCTGGTATGGTGCTGGATTTGCTGACTTTATGATTCGTGGTCCTTTAGGAAACTTTGTGAGGGCACATAGATTTGCTAATCACAATATTAACTACGAAGCATATTTAAGATCTGCTAACTTACCAGCTCGTTATGAAGTTGATAATTGTGCGGCATATGCCAAAATTGCAACTGCTACTGGAACAGGAACTACAGACATTATTGTAGATAAGTATGGAAGATTTCCCGAACCAGTGCCGGGATTTCCAGCATATCTATTGTTACAGGGAGTCCAGGATGGAACTTCAACTATGAATATTGAGGTCGTTTCTTACACTGGAAAAAGTTCGACTAGTATTAGAGTACAAGGAACTGGATATGTAGTTGGTGAATTTGTAAGTGCTGATACTACAGGAAGTCAAACTGCTAGTGGAACTGGATTCCAAATTGAAGTTACTGCTGTAACTGATACTGGTGGTATTGCTAGATGGAGGCAATTAGTTGGTGGTAGTGGATATACTGCTAACGATACTATTCTAATGGAAGCAGCAGCGGCAGGTGGAACACAAGCACAGATTGGTGGTAATGTGACGGCATATTCACTTACTGTTGATGGTAATGGGGCGGTGACATCAGGACCAGGAAATCCTTGTTTTACTGGTATAGCAAGAGCACAGGATATTACTCAATTCCTAGCCGGTGCTTCACGAACATTTAGAGCACAAACTTCAGCAGTTGATTTTGCTGCTGGTTCTACTGCTATGTTATTGAATACCACATTTGCTCCAACCATTTCACACTGGGGTTCTTCAGTAATTATGGATGGTGGATTCGAACAGGATGATGGATTCTTATTCAACTACGAAGCTGTTTCTGGATCTATTGCTATTAACTCGGGTGAAAGTGTATTGGCATTCCGTGCTGCTCCATCAGTTTCTGACACATTAGTTGGTGATTATGGCGAGAGAGAAGTTATTAACAGAGAACAAATTAGATTGAAAAAAATTAGTGTTACTAACATTGATGGTGTTGCTTATCAATTCTTTGCTATCGCCAACCCATCAAATTTAGGTGCTGTTTCATGGCAAGATGCTAACGTTCAAAATATTGGTACAGTTTCTCTATTCCAACCAACATTCGCTCAAGTTGCAGATACCGGAGGATTGATAGGAACTACAACTGACCCTACAGACGGAGAAGTTCTATTCCAGTTTATTGGAGCGGCAGAAATTGGAACAACGGAAATTACACTAGATAATTTGAAACCAATTCAAAACTCCATTATTAGTGGTCCAGCAAGTTATCCTGATGGTCCAGAAGCAATTGCTTTCTATATTAGAAATGGTGAGACTAGTGGTAATAATCCCGGTACATTTAGAATTGTTCTAGAGTGGGAGGAGGCACAAGCATGACATTATCAAAAGGCGAAATCCTATCTAACCCAGTTGTCACCAGTGGGTCAGCAAACACTGGTGCTTCTGTATTCCTATCAGAAGGAACAGCAACTGGAGTATCACCGGGAGATACAATTAGTTTAAAAGCACCCAATACATTAACTGCTAGTTGGGTGATGACACTACCTACTTCAGGTGGTACATCTGGATATGTTTTACAGACAGATGGTTCAGGAGGTACATCCTGGCAACCAGTTACAGCATCACCTGCTGGTAGCACAGGACAACTTCAGTATAATAATGGAGGAGTTCTTGCCGGTACATCTGGTATCACAACAGATGGTTCTAATCTACTGATTGATAGTCAGGGTGATTTAAGAATGGGAGATGGTACAAACTATCTTGCTTTCCAGGCACCAGTTTCAATTGGTGCTGATAGAACATATACATTACCATCTACTATTGGTTCAGCAGGAGACCAATTACTGATTGCTAGTTCTCCAACTCCAACAGCAACTGCTGCTACATTGGTCTGGGGTACTGCTACAGGAACCACACAATCTCCTGGTGGTGATACTGATGGTTCAGTTCAATATAATAGTGCTACTATCTTTACTGGCGAGACAGCATTCAAATATAATGATAGTACCAATACATTAACTGTAGAAAATGTAACTGGAACCGGAACATTTACTGCTGGTAATTTGGTTGCTGATAATGTCAGCATTGATGGTAATGGTATTACAGTAACAGATACTAATGGTAATTTAGATCTATCAGCGGATGGAACTGGTAAGGTAAGAGTTCTAGCAGATAGGGGACTTCATTTAGCAGATGCTGACAATAGTGCTGGTGTCACATTAAAAGCGGGAGCAACAACTACAGTTTCATACGACCTGACATTCCCAGATGCTGTTGGTTCTGCTAATGATGTAATGAAGATTGATGCCACAGGCAATCTTGATTTTGTATCTAATACCAAGACACTTAATTTTGTAATTGGTGATGGTAGTGGAACACTCACTACAGGTATTAAAGGACACGTTGTTCTTGATGCCGATTATACATTAACAGCACACACGTTAGTTGGTTCATTATCTGGAGCACTAACTGTTACTGTTGGTAGAACATCAGCACCAACATACCCATTATTATCAGCACCAACATATTCAAATATTATAACATCTTCATTAGCAACAAATGAATATGCAGATAAAACCTCAAGTTTATCTATTTCAATTTCTGCTGGAGATGTGTTAGAATTTAACTTAACTGCTAATGGCGGTTCTCACACATACGCAACTATAGCACTCACATTAGTACCCGCTTGATAAATTATGGCAACTGAAACTTTAGTACCGGATGGTACAGTATTTACATTAACACAACTCTCCGGTAATGTTGGTGATGTAGATAACACTATTGCATCTGCTGATGGTGTGTTTTTGACAAACTTGGAAACCAATGGTAACACACCAACTGTTTTAGCATCATTTCCTACAGCATCCGGGGATTTATCTACAGGAGTTAATCAGGCATTTAGAGCTAGGGTTGGGAAAGATGCTACTGGAGGTAACAATCCACAATTTACAATTGCTGTAATTGATAATGGGACTACACTAGCATCATCTACATTTACAGCAACTGATACCGTTAGTAATTTTTCTCTCACTTGGGATGCTGGCAACTTTACATTATCAGATGGTGCTGGTGCTAATTTAGAAATTCAAGTTAGTCAAAGCACTGGAGGAACAGGTAGGGGTGCTAATAGAAGATGGATTGAAATCGATGAACTTGAATGGAACGTTGAATATGAAGTAGCTGTTGGTGGTGCTGCTGTTACTCAAGCCATACTCATATGATAAATACTTAATAAAGTAGGTTGTAAGAATGGCTCAACCATCAACTCGGGCAGAGTTTACTGACTATTGCTTAAGAAAACTTGGTGCTCCTGTATTAGAAATTAACGTAGATGACGATCAAGTTGATGACTTGATTGATGATGCTATTCAATTCTATCAGGAATATCATTTTGATGGTGTTGAGAAAATGTACCTCAAACATCAACTTACAGCAGATGAACTAACTAGATTCAAAACTTCAAATCAAGATACTATTGCTGGGGATGATAATCCACCACCAGCAACGACGACAGATACTTGGATTGAAAGAGATAATTATCTGCAGGTTCCAGATCATGTGATTGGAATTTCTAAAGTATGGGGATTATCCAGCAGCACAATTAGAGGTAATTTGTTTGGACTAGAGTATAGATTGTTCTTAAATGATTTGTATTCTTTTGGTTCAGTTGATTTACTGAACTATTATATGGTAAAACAATATCTAGAAACTATTGATATGGTTATCAATAGTGGTCATCTAGTTGGATTTAGATTTAACAAAAGACAGGATAGATTATACATTGATGTAGATCCATCTTTCCTCACAGCAGATGATTTTCTTATCATTGAATGTCATCGTGCATTAGATCCAGCATCTTGGACTCAAGTATGGAATGATAGTTTCCTCAAGAAATATGCTACTGCTCTCATCAAGAGACAGTGGGGACAAAACATGATTAAGTTCAACAACGTTCAACTCCCAGGCGGTATCACAATGAATGGACGCCAACTATATGAAGATGGCAACATGGAAGTGTTGGCATTAGAAGAGAAGATGATGTCTCATTATCAACTACCACCCCTAGATATGATCGGATGATATGCCTACCAGTCACTACTTTCCGCTGTACTATAAAAATGATGGCAGCGAGCAAAACTTATACCAAGATTTAGTAGACGAACAGATACGTTTGTTTGGTAGCGACATCTATTATATCACAAGAAAAACAATACGAGACCAAGCATTAAATCAGATTGTCTTCTCAGAGTTTAGTGAGAAGATTGTTATCGAAGCTATGCTACAGAACGTAGAAGGTTTCGGAAATCAATCTGAATTCATCAGTAAGTTTGGTTTAAGAGTTACTGACGAGATTACATTTACGATGTCAGTTCGTAGATGGGAGCAGGAATCCACACGCCTGAATAATCTAGAGGTGGAGTCTAGACCTAATGAAGGAGACTTAATCTTTTTCCCACTAACAGGAGACTTGTATGAGATTAAGTTTGTTGAAAGAGAAGCACCATTCTATCAGTTAGGAAAACTATATTTCTTCACCATGACCTGTGAAATCTACGAGGTTGGTAGTGAGGACATCGATACTGGTATTCCTGAGATAGACGACATTGAAGCAGACAATGATTATGCCATTAGTTTTATTCTTACTGATGGAGGCACTGGTAATTATTATATTGGTGATAAGGTTGAATTCTATACTGACCTAGTTGTTGGTAATCTAACAAATCCAACTGGCATTAAGGGTGAAGTATCTGACTGGGATGCGCCATCTAGAAGACTTGAACTGATTAATGTCACTGGTGATTGGGATGAAACTTATTATGTTGGTAGGGAATCTGGTGCTGATACGAACGTAAATGAAACAGATGGCATCTATCTATTAGGCGCTCAGGATGAATTTACTGATATAGATGACGCCAATACTGACTTTGATGATAATAAATACATTGAAGAAGCTGCGGATGATATTCTGTTATGGACGGAAAGTAATCCATTTGGCGAAGTCGGTAATCAAAATGGTAACTTCTAATGTTTGGAACTGAATACTATCATAGAGCAATAGACAATACTGTAAAAGGTTTTGGTACGCTCTTCAACAATATAAAAATTGTTAGGAAAGATCCTACTACAGGAGAAGTTCTACAGAAGCAGCGTGTTCCTTTGGCATATGGTCCTAGAGCAAAGTTTGAGACTAGATTAGAACAGAACCCAGAACTACAGAAGAAGGCAATTACTTTGCCATTCATGTATTTTGAGATGACTGGTTTATCTAGAGATCCGTCTAAGCAGCTACCACCCATCACAAAAATTCTAGCACCACAAACAGATGAGTCTGGAAATAATACTGGTGTATCCGAGCAGTATGTTCCTGTAGCATATGACTTTGAGTTTGAAGTAGGATTTATGGTGAAGGATACCTACGAAGGTAATCAAATACTAGAACAGATTTTACCATTCTTCCAACCATACTATAACATCACTATTAACTTCATTCCCGATATGAATGAATATAAAGATGTTAAAATTAACCTAAGTAGTGTTGATTATGAAGATGACTGGTTAGATGATTTTAGTGATAGAAGAAAGATTACATACACCCTCAGATTTATAGTCAAGTCATACATCTACGGACCTTACGCCAAGGCAGACACCATCAAAAAAGCAACAATCTTCGAGACTGCTGGTGGTCTTGGTACTCCAAGAAGATCTGTCAAGCGTGTCACTGAGGTTGAACCACTCAAGGATTACGATGGTGATGGTGATATTGATACCGCAGATAGAGATCTAGTATCTCCAGCGGACACGTTTGATGATGACTATGGATTTAGCTTTGATGTATTTGAAGGAGATGATGCACAATCATGAGTGAATTTGAAAAGAGTATGGAAGAGACCTTTGACATTGAAGTGGTCAAGGAAGAACCAATCGAAAAATTTAAGGAAGCAAAGAAGAAAGCAGACCTCGACCACAAAGACAAAGACTACGAGTATGTTCGTGGTTCTCTCTACGACCTCATTGAGAAGGGTCAAGAAGCAGTCAATGGTGCTCTAGAGATCGCACAGGAGTCGGGTCATCCTAGGGCATATGAGGTGGCGGGCAACCTTATCAAGCAGACCACAGAGATGGCAGAGAAACTGACAGACCTTCATAAGAAGATGAATGACTTAGACCAGGACAAGTCTGGTCCTAAAACTGTCACTAATAATAATACAATGTTTCTTGGCACCACTTCTGACTTACAGAAAATGCTCAAGTCAATGGGTGTAAAGAATAAATAATAAAAAAGGCAAGTACCATGAGACTCAATCCCTTAGCAGTAAAAGAAGAGATTCCCACACTGGGATCAGATATTTCTAATGCTACCGTATTTTCAGTTTTAAATAACTCTGGTGCCCCTTGCCAAATCAGAATTGATAACGGAGATGCCACTGATCCAGAAATTGCTTTAGCAACTGGAGAAAGAGTTGTAATCGTAAAGAAACCAGATTCTGTTGTTTATGCAGAAGATTTAACCGGAACTACTGTTACTGATGTATTTGCAACTAAAGTAGCATACGAGGGTTGATAACTCATGGCACAGTGGAATAAAGACACACAGGCATACAGAGCACAGGACACTACCAACTTTGAGGTAGTGATGCTGGCAGACCAAGATGGCAACCCACTGAATAGTTATGGGTCTGCTGCCAACATTCCTATTGCCGCTGGAGAATTAGCAGGGTATTCTCATGTTAATAAATTTGGATACAGAGATTCTCTTGCTTCTACCTATCAAGCAATCTGGGATGGCGCTGTAGCATATCCTTATATTGGAACTGCCGGACCAGCATCTGTAGCATCTGCTGGGACTGATACAGGCACTGTAGAAATTCAAGGTTTAGATTCAGATTACAATTTAACAACTGAAACAATTGCTATTGGTTCTTCTGGTGCTGTAGATTTTATTAGAATTTTTAGAGTAGTACAACTTACAGGAACCAATGTTGATGCTATTAATATTAGTGTTGATGGGTCAATAAGAGCAATTATTCAAGCAGAGGCAGGTCAAACTTTGATGGCAGTATATACTATTCCTGCCGGTAAGACTGGATATCTTTTGAAACTACAAGGTTCAATTGATAAGCAAAATGCTGATGCTATTTTTAGATTAATGGCAAGACCTTTTGGTGGTGTGTTTAATATTAAGGGTCAGTTTGGAACTGCTGCTGGTAACTACATTACATATGATTATCCAGTTCCACTTAAATTTGATGAAAAAACAGATATAGAAATTCGTTCTAGGTCTGGCGGAACATTAGGTGCCGGAGCTGTTTTTGATTTAATCCTAGTAGATAACGAGGTATAAATATGAAGTCGTTTAAGCAACTCAGGAATGAGCTCAACGAATCAGCCTGGACCAGAAAAGAAGGACAGAATAAGTCAGGAGGACTTAACGAAAAAGGACGAAAATCTTATGAAAAGGAAAATCCAGGATCAGACCTTAAAGCACCAAGCAAGAAGGTTGGAAATCCCAGGAGGGCATCCTTCTGCGCTAGAATGAAAGGCATGAAAAAGAAGTTGACTGGCAAGAAAAAGTCACGGGATCCTGACAGCAGGATTAATAAATCGTTAAGAGCGTGGAATTGCTGACCTTAACCATATAAAATACTAGTATGTTCCCAGAATGGTACTCAATGAACTTAAAAGATCTTTATGAACG